AGGAAGTTTATAAACTTTTCTTCACTCAATGAATGCAATAGATATTTTTTTGATCGTGTCTATCACGGAGGTTATAAAACTTGTATTATTGCTGGTAATCATGATGTGTTCTATAAGAACACAAACAACCTCAACTCATTGAATCTGTTGATCAACAAACCAAACATTGAAGTGATTACTTCAAAACCAAAAGAAATAATATTGAATGATGTTAAGATTCTTTTGTGTCCTTGGATTACAGACGACAACCAACAACAAACTATGAAAGCTTTGGAAGAAACCAGAGCACAAATTGTAATGGGTCACTTTGATATGGTTGGTTTTGAGATGTTCAAAGGACATGTCAGTGATATTGGTTTGGATCGAAAAGTGTTTGAAAAGTTTGATATGGTCCTATCAGGTCACTATCACCACAGATCTACATCGGGTAACATAACATATGTTGGTACACCGTATGAAATGATGTGGGGTGATTATGGCGATCAGAAAGGATTTCATGTTCTAGATTTAGACACAAGAGAGTTAGAATTTATATCTAATCCCTTTAAAATGTTTGTCAAAATACATTACAATGATATAAATCAACCAGTTGGATATGTCAATGGTTTCGATCTCAGCGATCTTGAGGGAAGTTACGTCAAAGTGATTGTAAGGAATAAAATCAACCCAAATTGGTTTGATTTGCTGATTGATCGATTGGAAAAAGTAGGGGTTGCAGATTTACAAGTAGTAGAGGATCATTTCCATCTTGACTTAGAAAGCGACGATGATATTGTAAGTCAAGCAGAAGATACCCTTACAATATTGAAAAAGTATGTTGATCAAGTAGAAACTAATGTTGATAAACAAAAGCTCGATGGTCTGATGAGAGAACTTTATAGAGAGGCTCTTAGCGTAGAATGATTGAATTTAAAATGATTCGTTGGAAGAATCTACTTTCAACAGGAAATGCGTTTACTGAAGTACAATTAAACAAGTTTAAAAACACATTGATAGTAGGAGAAAACGGCGCTGGGAAAAGCAGCATTCTCGATTCACTATCGTTTGTTCTTTACGGCAAACCTTTTAGGAAAATTAATAAATCTCAGCTAATCAACTCGATCAATCAAAAGAACATGGTTGTGGAGATTGAGTTTAGTATTGGTAAAAAGAATTATAAAGTGGTGAGAGGTAGTAAACCAACGATCTTTGAAATTTATTGTGATGATAACCTAATCAATCAATCGGCTGATGCAAGAGACTATCAAGAGATCTTAGAAAAATCTATCCTTAAACTAAACCATAAATCGTTTAGCCAAGTAGTTATACTTGGATCTGCTTCGTTTGTTCCTTTTATGCAACTATCAGCAGCTCATCGCAGAGAGATCATTGAAGACTTATTAGATATTCAAATCTTTTCGGTGATGAATAGCTTATTGAAAGACGATATTGCTTTGAACAAAAGTAACTTGATTGAAGCAAAGTATAAACTAGAATCGATAGAAGATAAAATAGATATCCATAAAAAGCATATTGAGAGTGTCAAGATTGACGTTGATAAATGGATTGAAGAAAAGAACCAAACGATTGCAATGAACGATCAAGGATTGGCAAACGCTTCCAACGATCTTCAAATACTATTGTTCCAAGCAAACCAGCTTAATGATGATCTACAAGGTCAAGAAAAATCACAATCAAAATATAACAAATTAATATCTTTACAATCTCAGCTTGGTGATAAGATCAAACGTGTAGATAAAGAAACAGAATTTTTTGATCTTCATAATAATTGTCCTACATGTAACCAAGGAATCAGTGAAGATTTCAAACTGGAAAAAATTAATGAAAAGAGTTGTCAAAAGCACAAGTTGTTGACGGGACTTGATCAATTGCAAATAGAACTTGGTAATGTAATAGACCAGGTAGAAAATTTTAGAGAGATATCCAAATCATTAATCGAAGTAAACAAGAACATTGCAATCAAGAACACAGTGATTGAAGGTCATAAAAATATTATAAAGGAATTACAACTAGAGATAGCAGGTCTGAAAACAAAGAATACAAGCAATAATGACAACACAAGAGAGTTGAATGAACTATACCAACAGAAGCAAGAACTAGAACAAACTAAAATCACATTAGAAGAACAAAAACAATTATTTGAAGTTGCTGCTGTTCTGTTGAAAGATACAGGAATAAAGACTAAAATAATCAAACAATACATTCCAGTTATCAATAAGTTGATTAATAAGTACCTTGCATCGATGGACTTTTTTGTCAACTTTGAGCTGGATGAAAATTTCGAAGAAAAGATAAAGTCGAGGTTTAGAGATGAGTTTAGTTACGGATCTTTCTCTGAAGGAGAAAAAGCCAGACTTGATTTGGCTTTGTTGTTTACTTGGAGATCAATTGCAAAACTGCGCAATAGTGCTAGCACTAATCTTCTTATCCTTGACGAGGTATTCGACGGCTCTTTAGATAACTCAGGTAATGATGAGCTCTTGAAAATTTTATATGCACTTGCTGGTGGCAACAATGTGTTTGTTATTAGCCACAAAACTGATGCATATCTTGATAAGTTTGATAAAGTTCTAAAGTTTGAAAAACATAAAAACTTTTCTAGAGTGGTAGAAGCATGATTATGGATTTAGTAGATTGTGATGATCAAATCCTCTGTACCAAAACAGAACAATTTGATTTTCAAAAGTTTAGCGGAGAAGAAGTTCAAAAAATATGTAATGATCTTATTGAAACAATGATTGCTTATGAAGGTTTGGGATTGTCAGCGAATCAAGTAGGTCTCCCGCACAGAGTGTTTGTTATGTGGAGCAGTCCAACTGTCGTATGTTTTAATCCTCGAATTGTTGCTTATGAAGGCGATTCAATCTTTTTCTCTGAAGGTTGTTTATCATATCCTAATCTTTATGTTAAAATAAAAAGACCACCTGCTATTAGAGTTCGATATCAAAAACCAAATGGTGAGACAGTAACAGAAAGATTGATGGGGATGTCAGCTAGAGTATTCCAACACGAGCTTGATCATTTAGATGGAATCGTTTATACTTCTAGAGCTAATAAGATTCATATGGAGCGAGCTTTACGCAATAAGAAAGCTCATGATAGAATTGTGAAAAGGAAAAATAATGTCAAAACTGAAAGTAAGCGAACTATTTTATAGTATTCAAGGTGAGGGTAGATACCAGGGTGTTTCCAGCGTGTTCTTGCGGGTATTTGGTTGCAATTTCACATGTGACGGGTTTGGTATGCCCAAAGGAGAAAAATCAAATGAGCGAAACGTCATTGCAATCAACTCGGATCAGTACACGGATTATAAATCTTTGCCTCTTGTTACTACAGGGTGTGATAGTTACGCTAGTTGGGATGTTAGGTTTAAGCATCTTAGCCCTCTGCTGTCTATTGATGGTATTGTTGATGCCATTTTACGTATGCTACCTCATGGTAAGTGGGCAAGTGAGCATCTCGTTATTACAGGAGGTGAACCACTCCTTGGGTGGCAAAAGTCGTATCCTAGTCTCCTCTCGCATCCCGATATGGTCAATTTGGAGGAACTCACGTTCGAAACCAACGGAACCCAGCACTTAACAAAAGAGTTTAAACAGTTCTTAGATTTTGAATGGTTAAAACGTCATAAGTATAGTGCTCTTACATTCTCCGTCTCACCTAAACTTTCTATCTCAGGAGAGAAGTGGGAAGATGCTATCAAGCCAGATGTCGTTGTAGAGTATCAACGTTTAGGTTATACTTACTTGAAATTTGTTGTTGCTTCTAAAGAAGATGTTGAAGAGGCAGAGCAGGCTGTCAATGAATATAGAAATCATGGATTCAAAGGACCTGTTTATATTATGCCTTGTGGTGGTGTAGAGTCTGTCTATGCTTTGAATAATAAGAACGTTGCATTGTTGGCTATGGAAAAGGGTTGGAGATATTCTGATCGTTTGCAGGTACCGTTGTTCAAGAACGCCTGGAATTCGTGAAATGTATACTTTAGGGGAAATAAATGGGTAAATTTATTAGTACAAAGACATACGGTCATGAAAGAGGATATGCTGTTGCCTATAGACAATGGCGTGCTGACACACATTGTAACTGGATTCATGGATATGCACTAGCATTTCATTTTGAGTTTGAGTGTGATGAAGATAAATTGGATCGTAGGAATTGGGCAGTAGATTTCGGTGGTTATAAGTCTCTGAAAGAAAGACTTGATGACTGGTTTGATCATACGTTACTTGTAGCTGAAGATGATCCGGAGTTTGAAACTTTTAGGATGCTCCATGAAAAGAAACTTTGCAAAATGGTTGTTGTTGAGCGTACTGGATGTGAAGGACTTTCAAAGTGGCTTGCTGACTACATCCAAGAGATTTGGATGGAAGAAAATGGATATGGTGATGGACGAGTCAGATTACGTATGGTTAAGGTAATGGAAACACCTTCAAACTCAGCTATGTGGGTACAATCTTGGGTGTAGATCAAATAACAAAAGCTAAACCAACGATGGAGAGATATGGCAAGACTCATCCTTGGGCAGAAGATGGTATCTATGACCACCAGAAATTCTTAACAAGGTATTGGGTAAAGGAAGGCAGGGCAGTGGAAGTAGCTTCCCTGCTTTGGATCCAATCAGCAAAGGCTAGTGAGCTTTCTCCTGCAATGCAAGCACCGTGGGGAACGTATCCTGATATGCCCCCGCGACCAAAAACAAGTTGACATTGTAACAAAAACATGGTATGCTGCATGACAAACTGGAGATTTGTATGCAGCTACCTACTGTTGGTTCGCACGTAGAAGTTACTACCGCTTATGCTAACACCAACTACTTTACTATGTTGGATCAGCCTTTTGTTGAGCATACCCACCAAGGAATCGTAGTCAAAAACCCTGCATGGTTAGAGTCTGACTATTTCACTGTTAAGACTGGCAAACCTGGATTTCCTATCTCAATGATATCATCCAAGGTTGTCAAGTCTATCAAGATCCTACAAGGATCGACTGACGATACTAAACACTTTGAGGTCAAAGGATCGAAAGGAGACGTCTACGTTGTTTCAGTCAGAGAAAACCAATACAGTTGTACTTGTGTTGGTTTTAAGTTCAATAACAAATGCAAACATATAGAAGGTATCAAGCATGGCAAAAAATCTTAACGATGCTTTTGTTAGGGCCGTTTATGATGGTCTTATTGATTTAGAACACTTTAAACTATTTCAAGATGAGCTAGATATTTTAGCTATTGAAGTATATGACAAAGCTCAAGACGAATTACTGTACCAATCTTTTGAAGCAAATAAAATTGTTTTTGGTGATCAATACGTAGGATCAATTCAATGAACGAAGAATATTCACTCGAACAATATTTTCACGATCTTCAGCCTATGAATGTAAGGCTTGCTAGAGAACTTGCTTTAGATGAAATGGTTAGGATTAATCAACTGTTAGGACTATATGAGCTCGATGGTAAACCAAATCCGTTGATTAAAAGTCCTCCGATAGAGGATAATATAATCCTTGGTTATAATTAATGGATTGATATGGAATACGAAGATAAATTAGTAGAAGATGCTCCTTACCATCCTGGTTATGAGGGAGCAGTGTTTAGTGAAACAGGTAAACCTTTGAGTCTCATTATTAGAGAAAGACTAAGAGCAGGCAACGTACGTTTCTTTGCAAGTGATAACATCAGTGATCACATCAGCGAATCAGAGCGTGATTGGCTCGTAGAAGAGCTTACAACGAAGTTCGCTGACGTTCTTGATACATTGATCATCGATCGTGTGAACGACCCTAATAGCCAGGATACAGCAAGGCGTTTAGCTAAGATGTACATCTATGAGCTGATGGATGGTCGTTATACGCCTCGTCCATCATCAACTTCATTTCCCAATGAAGGACCAGATAGATTCGAGGGTATGCTTTGTGTCAGAGCAGAGCTAACATCAATGTGCTCTCATCACCACCAACCCGTGAAAGGTATTGCTATCATTGGAATTATTCCAACAGGAAGGGTGATTGGATTATCGAAGTATGTTAGGATTGCACAGTGGTGTGCTCGTCGTGGTCAGTTACAAGAAGATCTTGTTAATCAGATTGCAAAAGAGATCATGAAGAGTTGTGATACAGAGAATGTTGCTGTACACCTCGACATGACCCATGGCTGTATGGAAAATAGAGGTGTAGAAGCTCATTCCAGCTTAACTCAGACCACTGTTGTACACGGTCTTTTTCACAACGATTCAGTGAAAGCAGAGTTTTTGTCTAACGTCGATCGTCAGCTGTTAAAAAAATAAAACTAATGAAAGTATACTTAGCCAAGTTTGTAAAAAACAAACAGATTGCTTATAAGATCGGCCATACAAAATGGTTTAAATCTATTAAACGATTTGAGGATGAAGAATACAATGTGTTTGATGATGTTATAATCCTCGATGACATTTACGTAGAGCACAAAGATGCTCGAGTAGCCAGACTTTGTAGTGAGTTTGTAGAAGCAGCTTTACAAGGTGTATTTCCAAAAGGATTTAGATTAGAAGACCATTTTATTACAGAAGCAAATACTTTTGATGGTCTTTCTGGGATTACTGAGTTCTTCGTTCTTGAAGAGGGAGTTAGTGAAGATAAATTGGTTGAAGTTTTTGGAAGAGTCAAAAAAAGAGTCACCCACATCGTAAGGAAATATACATGACTTTAAAAGTAAAACGTAATAGAATTTGGGTAACATTTCAAAGAGAAGGAATACACAAGTACCCAGCTGCACTGACAGATCCTAATCTAGCAACAGGTGGGTGGGATGATGTTAGTTTTTTAGGATATCCACATAGACATAAATTTTTCTTTAAAGTGGAAATAGATGTATTTAATAACAATAGAGATATCGAGTTTATTCAATTTAAACGATGGTTAGAAAATCAGTTTAGTGATGGAGTACTTCAACTTGATTATAAAAGTTGTGAAATGATATCAGACGATTTAGCAGAAATTATCCATAAACGTTATCCTAATAGATGTTTGGTTATTTCTGTAGCCGAAGATAATGAAAATGGATGTATCAAACATTACGAGTTTGAATAGCATGATTAATTTTTGTCATATTTCTCCTACTCCATATTTGGAGACTTTCGCGCACTTTAATGGTGCACATATTATTCTTGCGCATCTCGTCGAACACGATGAGCAGTATAGAAACTTCTACCGTAACTTGGATGATGGTAAACCTAAGATTATGGACAACTCAGCTTTTGAGATGTTTAAACTTGGTGAACCAATGTATCCTTCTGAAAAGTTGATTGACCTTGGTAAGGAAGTGAAAACAGATTATATCGTGATGACCGACTATCCTAGAGAGCATTGGTCTATGACGATGAACAAAGCATGTGAGATGATCGAACCAATCAAGAAAGCTGGATTTGGAACATTCTATTGTCCTCAAAGTGATTTTGGTGACATGGAGGGACTATTAATATCGATTGAATGGGCTTTGGATAGAAAAGACATTGATTTGATTGGTCTATCTATTCTTTCATGTCCAATCGCTTGTGGTGTCAATGAGACAAAGCATAATGATGGTCAGAGAGATGATGCATACAAAATGCAACGTTTTTTATCTCGTTGGCGTGTATTTAAACAAATGGAGAAGAGAAAACTCCTACATAAAGTAGATGGTGCCAAGTTTCATTGTCTTGGAATGGTTGATGGTCCTAGAGAGATTGAATTGTTAGAAGATTACCATTGGACGATCTTTAGTTGGGATTCAAGTGCTGCGATATGGGCTGGATTTAACGGTATCCGTTTTGATAATTCACCTACAGGTCTTAGGCATGGTAAGTTTGAAAAAGAAGTAAATTTTGATGTAGATGATATACCGTTGTCTAAAATAAACAATGCAATCTATAATTGTCAGTACATCAACAATCTTTTAGAGGAACGAAATGAATTATAAATTTAAAGAAGATATATTTTTTAATGAACTTAGAGAATATATTGATAAAACTTATGGTGAGCATTACGTAAATAATGGAGAGATTCAAGTTGTAGATGTATGGCATGCACGTGGAACACTCTCTACGACATCGATTGATACAGCATTGAAGTATATGATGCGTTATGGTAAAAAATATGGTAAGAATAAGAAAGATTTATTCAAAGCTATTCATTATATTATGCTTACGATGTATACTGATGGATTATTAGATAATAAGGATTATAACATTCATGATGAAGCACACATTGAGCCAACACTCGACTACAACCCTCACGAACACGCAACCAGAGGATTCCCAACCTAACGCAGTAGATTTAAGACTTGGGAAAGTCTTTAAGATACAACATCATGTTTTTGAGATTTCTAACGACCACAAGAAACATCGTGGCTCAAGAGAAATTCTTCCACTTGATGATGGATACTACTATCTAGAACCTGGTGATTATGAAGTTGTCATGGAAAACATTATCCATGTAGGTGAAGGTGAGGCAGGTTGGGTAATCACTCGTTCTACACTTAATCGTAACGGATGCTTCTTGACGTCTGGTCTTTATGATAGCATGTATCATGGAGTGATGGCTGCTGTTCTTCATGTTGGTATTGGAATTGCAAAAATCAAACAGGGCACAAGGATCGGTCAGTACATATCCTTCCAAGCAGAGATGCTTCATGGATATGATGGTGATTATGGGATTGGAAAACAACATGATAAAAAATATGGAGTTGAATAATGGGTTTTGAGATCAAAGTATCAATAGAAGAACTTCGTAAACGAAAGATCTTCTTAGCAACACCAATGTATGGAGGACAATGTGCAGGGATGTTTGCGAAATCTGTAGCAGATCTTGCTGCGATTTGCTCCAAGTACCAAATTCCACTTCAGTTATATTTTCTATTCAATGAGTCGTTGATTACTCGAGCACGTAACTATTGTGCTGATGAATTTATGCGTAGTGATGCAACTCATATGATCTTTCTCGATAGTGATATTGGTTTTAATCCGCAAGACGTCATTGCATTGCTTGCTTTACAGGATGATGACAGTCCTTACGACGTGATTGGTGCTCCATATCCTAAGAAATGTATTAGTTGGGAAAAGGTCAAGCAAGCTGTTGATAAAGGAATTGCTGATGAAGATCCTAATAAATTAGAAAAATATGTTGGTGATTATGTGTTCAATCCGAAAGGAGATCAGAAAGAAATACCAATTGGTCAGCCTGTAGAAGTTCGAGAGATTGGTACAGGGTTTATGATGATTCGTCGTAAGACGTTTGAAAAATACACTGAAATATTTCCTGAACTTCATTACAGACCTGATCACATCCGTACTGCTGCATTTGATGGGTCACGTGAGATCATGGCATATTTTGATTGTATTATAGATCCAGAAAGTAAGCGTTATCTTTCTGAGGATTATATGTTCTGTTACAATGTGCAGAAAGCTGGTATGAAAGTTTGGTTCTGTCCTTGGATGCAAACACAACACGTTGGGATGTATGTTTTCGGTGGTAGCCTAGCAGATTTAGCATCTATTGGTGCCTCTGCTACCGCAGATGCTAGCAAAATTGGTGGAAAGACTAAAAACAAATGAAATTGTCAAGTAGAACCCTTCAAGTGTTGAAGAACTTTTCTACAATCAATCCTTCATTGTTGTTCAGGACTGGTAGTGTTATCACTACGATGTCTCCGATGAAGACTGTAATGGCACGTGCAACTGTCAAAGAATCGTTTCCTCAAACTTATGCTATTTTTGATTTGTCTAGATTTATTGGTGTTCTTTCGATGTTTAATGATCCAGACATTAAAATGGAACAAACATTTCTTGTGATCTCTGAAAACAATCGTGTTGTTAACTACACTTATGCTGATCCTGAAATGATTGTTACTCCTCCAGATAAACCAATTAAGTTTCCTGAGGATGCTGAGATTTCATTTTCAATGCCAGCAGATGTTCTTCAATCTGTAATCAAAGCAATCAATATCCTTCAAATGACTGAGTTTTCTGTTACTGGTCGAGATGGCAAGATTTGTGTCGGTGCTGTCGATACTAAGAATCCTACTGGAGATACATACAACATTGAAGTAGGAAATACCGAACATCATTTCAGTATGATTTTTAAATCAGAAAACATCAAGTTGATTACAGGTGACTATGATGTGAAAATTACTTCACGTGGACTTGGTTACTTCAAAGGAGACGACGTTGAGTATTGGATACCAACAGAATCAAGCTCAAACTTCGGTAGCTAAGTGCCCTGTTTGTAAATTGTTGATTGAAGATATTAAAGGTTGGCCTTGTTATGACGCTAAGTGTCCTACATTATCATGCGTGAAGAATTTCTATGGGTCGAACGATATAGACCAAAAACTATCGCAGATGCAATCTTACCAAAGCAGCTAAAGACTACATTTCAACAGTTTGTTGATGATAACAACATTCCTAATTTGCTTCTTACTGGTCGCGCTGGTGTGGGGAAAACCACAGTCGCTCGCGCTATGCTTGATCAGTTGGGTTGTGATTATATTGTTATTAATGGGTCCCTCCATGGTAATATTGATACTCTTAGAAACGATATTCTTGCTTTTGCTTCTACCGTTAGTTTTACTGGTGGTAGGAAGTATGTTATTCTTGATGAAGCTGATTACTTAAACCCTAATAGTACTCAGCCTGCTCTTCGTAATTTTATGGAAGAGTATAGTAAAAATTGTGGGTTCATCCTTACATGTAATTTTAAGAACAAACTAATTGAACCATTGTGGTCGAGATGTTCTGTTGTTGAGTTTAAGATTCCTAAAGAAGAGAAACCATCTCTTGCTTCACTGTTCTTCAAAAGAGTTTGTACGATCTTAGAGAAAGAGCACGTTAAGTTTGTTGATAAAGTCGTTGCTGAAGTTGTTCAGAAGTTCTTTCCTGACTTTAGAAGGACGTTGAACGAACTGCAAAGATATGCTGCTACAGGTGCTATTGATAGTGGTATCCTCACAAACTTTACAGATGAATCGTTCAAGGCTTTGATAGAATTTATGAAAAGGAAGGACTTCACAAGTGTACGTAAATGGGTTGGTGAGAACAACGATATTGATCCAGTTGTCCTTTTTAGGAAGTTATATGATAATGCCTCTACAATGTTAGCAAACAATGCTAGTGTTGCACAAATGGTGATGATTATTGCAAACTATCAATACAAGTCTGCGTTTGTTGCTGATCAAGAGATCAATACCACAGCTTGTATGGCTGAACTTATGGTGAACATGGAATGGAAGTAATTAAGTCGATACCATTAAAAATGGTTGAGTGTGTTGATGGTTCTATTGGATACTATGTTAAGAGTACTGAACAAGGACACTTAATACGTATTCCAAACAAACATTGGCCATTTCCTGAGCATGTATTTCTTAAACGTAATCAATTTAAATATGTAACTGAAAAACTATCGGAGCAATTTGATGAAGCCCCTTTCTAATTCATACACTGCAAAAGTAGTAGAAGATCCAGAAACTGGAGAAACACTTCTTGAGTTTGATCAAAAGTTTGTTGAAGAGCAAGGTTGGAAGATTGGTGATAGTATACAATGGAAAGTTTCTGATGGAGTAGTTTCTATGACTAATGTAGATGCTAAAGCAAGAGAAGAAATGGATTATTATCTTGTTGAATCAATTAGCTTATACCGTATGAGATATGTTGTCAAAGCAAAGAGTGCTGAACATGCTACTGATGAAGTAGTGATGAAATTGAGTGATGTAGAAAATTTTAAAGAGTTTTCTCAACATCATATAGATGAGCCAATCTCTTCTGTTAGAAAGTTGACAAGAGAGCAAGTTTTGGAGTTATGTGATCAAGATAACGGTTATCTAAAGAGTTGGAGTGATGAACTTAAGTTAGAAAGACTTACTAATACTATCAACTATGAAGTATGATGTTATAGTCATAGGCGGTGGTGTGGTTGGTATCACCACCGCTTACTATTTGTGGAAGAAAGGTCTAGAAGTTGCTGTTGTTGAAAGGAACGAATTTAGTTCCGAAGAAACTTCGTTTGCTAATGGTGGTCAGATATCTGTTTCACACGCCGAACCTTGGGCTCATCCTGGTGCTCAGTGGCAAGTAGCGAAATGGTTAATCAGTAAAAACAGTCCTTTGTACTTCAAACCTCAATGGGATCTTCACCAACTTAAATGGATGTGGGAATGGTTAAAGAATTGTAATCATTCTAAATGTGAATATAATACAGCTTCTTTAACCACTCAAGCACTAGACTCACTGATAGAGTTGAATAAAGTAGTTAAAGAAACTAAAATTAAGTATGATAGACTTAAGAAAGGTATTATTCATTTTTATACTAAAAGTGAAGAGTATGAGAATGGGCTAGAAGCGGCAAAGATAATGAGATCTTACGGACTCAGTATCGAGGAAATCTCTAGATCATCAATAGTTGAACTTGAGCCTTCTTTAACTAGCTGTGATAGAATCTTAGGTGGTACTTACGCACCAAACGATGAGTCTGGTGATTGCAACCTTTTTACTAAAAACCTTGCTAATTGGCTAGAATCTAATGGTGTACGGTTCTTTTACGATACCGCTGCTATTGCTCAAAAAGATAATTTATTAGAATGTAAGATGTTTGTTAATAATGAAGATTCAAGATCGTTTGGATTACAAGCAAAGCAATTTGTCATAGCAATGGGTTGTTATAGTTATCCTTTTGTTAAAATTAACTACGGGAAAGAATTGATGATCTACCCAGCGAAAGGTAGTTCTGTAACAGTTCCGATCGTGGATAAGTCTAAAGTGACCACTATAAGTTTGACTGATGATGAAAACAAAATTGTATACTCTCGCCTTGGTAATCGTCTCCGTATTGCAGGTACTGCTGAGCTTGCTGGATGGAATTCTGACGTTAATGTTGACCGTTGTAAAGTGGTCGAACAACATGCTAGACGTTTGTTCCCAGAAGGTTGTGATTGGTCGAAAGCGATGTATTGGTCAGGACTTAGACCAACAACCCCATCAAACCTCCCGTATGTGGAACGATTGAATCAACATGTGGTTTTAAATACAGGACATGGCACTTTAGGATGGACTCTTGCATGTGGTTCTGCTTACAAAGTATCGAAACTTATATGAGTCCTTTTGAATTTGTTAATGCAATCAATAGTACGTCAAAGAAAGATTTGATTGCTGAAGATCCTAATTTGGAAAAGCTCTATGTACCTTTCATGGTTAATAGAGCTTTATCTTACTTTCCAGACACTGTTCTTCATGCTAATGAAATGAACTTGTTCAATACTGTCGACCACAAACTCCAAAACTCATACCTTCTAAATATCGTAAGACCCTCCAAGCGGTTTGCTAAATGGGTGAAGAAGCAGGACAATAACGATATTGATGTTGTGATGGAATATTTCGGTTATAACCGTGAAAAAGCTATCCAAGCACTGTCGATCTTGTCTGATGATCAGTTAACTACAATTAAAAATAAACTGACTAAAGGTGGTACTTATGAGCGTGATCGACAGCCTAGTGGAGGTGACACTTCCAAATGAAGAAGATTTTTTAAAGATAAAAGAAACACTAACTCGTATTGGTGTGGCATCTAAGAAAGATAGAAAATTATACCAATCTTGTCATATTTTGCATAAGCAAGGAAAATATTACATAGTTCATTTTAAAGAACTGTTTGCTTTAGATGGTAAACCTTCAAACTTTTCAGATGATGATATAGGAAGAAGAAATACGATTGCAAATTTGTTGGAGGAATGGGGACTAGTTAAACTTGTAATTAAAGACAAATCATCATCTCCTGTGTCTCCACTTTCACAAATAAAAATATTAGCCTACAAAGATAAAGACGGTTGGGAATTAATAGCAAAATATAACATTGGACGAAAAAACTAAATGATTTCTACATTATGGGATGAGAGGTTTCTAAAGTTATCAGAACATGTAGCTCAATGGTCTAAAGATCCTAAAACTAAAGTTGGTGCCTGTGTTGTTAATGAAGACAAACAAGTAATTGGTCTTGGTTACAATGGATTTCCTAGAGGCGTATTAGACGTTGAAAGCAGATACGAAGATAGATCAACAAAGCTGTTATTTGTAGCTCATGCTGAAAGAAACGCATTGGACAATTGTTTTGTTAGTCCAAAAGGTGCCACACTATATGTTACTGTTCCTCCTTGTAATGAATGTGCAAAGTCAATCATTCAACGAGGAATAAAAAGAGTGGTATCTGTTGCAAATATTGACAGACCACAGGATAATCCCAAAGTCACTAAACTAATGTTTGCTGAGGCTGGAATTACCTATGAAACTTACTCACACTTTCCTAGATGATAACAAGTTAGATGTAGCTTTCAATTATTTGGATGAAACAATTGCAGTTGGCCACTATGGAGATTGCAAATTTGAGTTGTTGTTTAATGACAAAATTTATACTTTTGGAAATGCAATGCAAGCATTTTCCTATGTCAATAGCGTTATAAATAGTAATGCTTCCCTGATTGGGAACTAGCATGCCAGCGAAGGCTAGTAAAATATCCACTGGTGCCGACGCCTTTTGGGTTGGTTTTTAACATTATCTTGCTTAATTAAGGAGAACTTTATGACGTATCTTACGCAATTACCTTCTGTGTTCAAAGATTTTGACAAGTATTTTGTAGGATTTGACGATTCTTATAACAAACTAACAAAACTACATGATGACATTACTAAACACATTCCAAACTACCCTCCATACAACATCCGTAAAGTTGATACTAACAAATATGTTATTGAACTAGCTATTGCTGGATTTTCTACACAGGACGTTGAAATCACTTTAGAAGACAATAAACTTATTATCTCAGGCAAAGCTCAGGATGATAATGAAAACTTCTTGTTCAAGGGTATTGCTAATCGTGCATTTACTAGAACATTTGCAATCGATGATAACATTGAGATCAACGATGCTGCTATGTTAAATGGAATGTTACGAATTGCTCTAGAAAGAATCATTCCAGAGCACAAAAAGCCAAAGAAAATTGAAGTCAAAGAAGCTAGCAAAAGTTCCAAAAAAGAATTTCTAGCAGAGGATAAGTGATTTCATTCTTATTGGCAAAACTTAAAGACTTTGTGAGTAAGTGCTCTAACTCCAAAAGAGATGTAGAGCATTACCTTTCACAATCTGTAGACCGTGCAGATTTTGAGCGCAGAGAACAGAAACTCAAGTACAAAGGATACCTATGACGATTCTTACCGCTATTTGGAAATTTCTCGAAGCTATGGCTGAAGGCCGTAGAATGAGAGTTGAAAAAGAAGTTCAAGAGTATATTCGCAACCAAAGGACTTAAAAATGAATATTGTAATGGGGATCCAATTAATTAATGGGTCTGATTTGATTGGTGTTATTGAAAAGCAGGAATCATATTATCTTATTAAAGATCCCGCTCAAGTTGCTGTAGTTCCTTCGTCATCTAGCGGTCAAATGGGTGTTGCTCTTATGCCTTGGATTCCATTTAGTGATAATAAAGAGTTTACTATCAAATCAAATATGGTTGTAACTGAATACACTCCCTCTGTTGAGTTAATCAATCGTTATAACTCTATGTTTGGATCTGGTATTCAAATTGCTTCAGCTTCTGCTTTAAGGTGAAATCCTAAATAGGGGCATACTCTTTAGAGGAGCCCCTAATGTATTCTATAGAATTATTACAACAATTATTTCCCAAAACAAAAGCTGATGTACTGAATCGATACGTTGAACCTTTGAATCAAGCAGCTGGAATGTACTACATTCTTGATACAACTACAAGAGCTGCTGCATTTATTGCTCAAGTAGGTCATGAATCTGGTGGATTCAATTTTGTTAAAGAAAATTTAAACTATTCAGCAGATGGATTGCTGAAAGTTTTTCCAAAGTACTTTCCAAACAGACAGTTAGCAGAACAATATCAAAGAAACCCTCAAAAGATTGCAAATCGTGTCTATGGTGGTCGAATGGGTAATGGGCAAGAAGCCACAGGTGATGGGTATAAGTTTTGTGGACGTGGTTTAATACAACTAACTGGTAAGAACAATTATCAAAGAATGGCAACAGATTTTCAATGTTCTCTTGATGAATGTGTTGCTTACCTCGAAACACCAACAGGCGCTTGTTACAGTGCTGCTTGGTTTTGGGATGTAAACCTTCTAAATGATCTATGTGACAAAGGTGATTTTGTTACTCTCACAAAAAGAATAAATGGTGGAACTATTGGTCTTCAAGATCGGATGCACCATTACCAACTTGCACTTCAATTAATGGGCTAGTAGCCTTCTTCTCTTTTTTATAGTATGCTAACCTCTCTGAACGAGGTGATATGAACTTTTACACTAACATCCACATTCGTGGTAATGAAATTCTACTCAGGGGATATGAAGCTGGAGAAAAGATCCAGGTCTCTGTTCCCTACAAACCTTATTTGTTTGTGACATCACATGACACTAACACACCTTACAAAACACTCAAGGGTGTTCCAGTCAAGAAGTTAGACTTTGAATCCATTAGGGATGCACGTGAGTTTGTTACCAAGTACAAAGAAGTAGAAAATTTTCCGATATACGGTTCGACAAACTATGCTTATACTTTCATTAACGATCGATACAAAGGAGAGATAAAGTATGACCCGTCAAAAATTTCAGTTGTCACAATCGATATCGAGGTCTCGTCGGAGGGAGGCTTTCCAAACATTGAACAAGCTGACAAACCAGTTACAGCCATTACTTTATCAAAAAACGGACACATGGTCGTACTCGGCCTCTTCGAATACGAGCCCGAGCAGCAAAATGTAACATATCTTCATTGTAATAACGAGAAGGATCTATTAGAAAGATTTATTCAAGTTTGGCGCTCAAAACAATTTAATCCAGATATTATTACAGGTTGGAACGTTGAGTTCTTTGACATGCCATACATCGTTAATCGTGTAAGACGTGTTCTTGGTGATTATAGTGTTAAAAGACTTTCTCCATGGGAACTAATGTCTTCTCGTGAGTTTGAAATCAATGGTAAGCGAATAGTTCTAGAGCAACCGGTTGGTATTACAATTCTTGATTACCTAGGCTTGTATAGAAAGTTTTCATTTTCACAACAAGAAAGTTACAAACTAGACCACATTGCATTTATTGAGCTTGGAGAAAGAAAACTTGACTTTATTGCACTTGGTTATGAAACTCTTGATGAGTTTTACAAGAAAGATTTTCGTAATTACATTAATTATAACATCCGAGATGTTGAACTTGTTGATCGTTTGGACGCTAAGCTCAAACTCTTGGAACAAGTATTTGCACTGGCTTATGACGGTAAGGTAAACTTTATCGATACGTTAACGACAGTGAGGATGTGGGATATGATCATTCACAACCACTTACTTGAAAGAAACATTGTCGTTGAGAATCCAAAGATTACAGAAAAGCAACGACAAATTGAAGGAGCGTATGTCAAGGATCCTAAGCCAGGAATGTATGATTGGGTTGTTTCTTTTGACTTGAACAGTCTATATCCTCATCTGATCATGCAATACAACATTAGTCCAGAAACGTTGGCTGGTCAATGCATGAAGTTTGCAAATAAGGAACGGTTTGATGATAATGGTAGACTGATTGACTTTTCAATTACTGATTCGATCAATATGTTTATTGAAGATAGAGCTCTTGATGATATGTCGATTAGGAACCAGTTAGTCGAACAGAATGTTACGATGACACCAACTGGTTGTATGTTTGATCGTGACTATCAAGGGTTCTTACCAAAGCTGATGGAAACAATGTATAACGATCGTTCTGAGTGGAAGAAGCGAATGATCGATGCAAAGAAGAAGTATGAAATAACTCCAACTGAAGAGCTACGGAATGAAGTTGCAAGATGCCATAACTTTCAATTGGCTAAAAAAATTCAATTGAATAGTGTTTACGGAGCGGCGTCAAACGTTTATTTTCGTTGGTTTGACCCTCGTCTTGCTGAGTCAATTACTAAAGCAGGCCAGTTATCCATCAGATGGATGGAAAAGAAGATCAATGAATATCTTAACAAGTTATTCAAATCAACTGGTGAGGATTATGTCATTGCCTGTGATACTGACTCGATGTATATTAGGTTGGGACCACTGGTCAACACTGTCTTCCAAGACAAGAAAGATACTGATAAGATTGTAAAGTTCTTAGATAAGGTTTGTGAGGAAAAGATAGAACCTTTTATCGATAAGTGCTATGATGAACTTGCACTATACGTCAATGCATACGATCAAAAGATGAAGATGAAGCGTGAAGCTATTGCAGACAAAGGAATTTGGACAGCAAAGAAACATTACATCTTAAATGTTTATAATCTCGAAGGTGTTCAGTATAAAGAGCCAAAACTCAAGATACAAGGGATCGAAGCAGTAAGAAGTTCTACACCTTCCGCATGTCGAGAGTATATCAAAGAAGCTCTAAAGATCATTATGAGTGATACAGAAGATGATCTTGTGAGGTTCATTGATTCGAAGAGAGTGGAATTCAAATCTAAACCATTTGAAGAGGTTGCATTTCCTCGTAGCGTCAAAGATATGAACAAGTATTATGACTCAAAAGCTGGTTATAGAAAAATATCAAAGAGTGGAGTTCCAATCCATGTTCGTGCAGCATTGTTGTATAACCATCTTCTGAAAAAGAAACAACTAGATACTATTCTTAACCCAATCTACGAAGGCGATAAGATTAAGTTTGCATACATGATGATTCCTAACCCGATTCACGAAAATGTATTTGCAACAACAGGGTCACTACCTAAACAGTTTGGATTAGACAAGTATATTGACTATGACACACAATTTGATAAAGCATTTGTCGAACCAATCAAAACAATCGTAAGTGTCATGGGATGGAGAACAGAACGTGCAAGCTCGACGCTCGAAGACTTTTTCGGAGACTAACATGAAAGAAGATGATTTTGATTTTGGTTTTACCACTGAAGAAGATGTTACATTTACTTTAAGAAATGATGTAGACGATTACAAATCAAGAATGGAAAAACTGTACAATACTATTGTTCCATTGTTAAACAACTTAGAAAAAAATCCTGACCAAGAAATGATTAAGTGGCCAAACAGGGATAAAAAAATTAAAGAATTTAAACTTAAACTTAAAAATATAATCGAAGGTAAGTAATGATACATTTTAAATCTGAAGGAAAACTTCCAACTTATAGCAAGGATTTCACAGAACCTAAAGGTGCTTCCCATGACAATAATGGAAGCACCTATTTTGTAGAAGCTGTAAATAAAACATTTAATAATGCACAAGTATATTTTCTAGATCTTGGTTGTGCTGGAGGTCAGTTGGTTAAGGATATGTTAGATGCTAAGCATATTGCTTATGGTATAGAAGGTAGTCCTATCCAAAAACAAGAAGGTAAACATAACTGGCCAATAATTCCTAAAAATTTATTTGTTGGTGATATCACAGAAAAGTTTAGATTTTATACTTACGATGAAGATGGACAAAGCCAAAAGGTTTTATTTGATGTGATTTCCGCATGGGATGTACTAGAACATATTCCAGAATCAAGATTGCCTGGTCTTATTGAAAACTTAACAAAAAATCTCAAGCCAGATGGTTTTTTTGTTTGTGGTATTGCTGATTTCGAGGATGAAGGTTATCACGTTACAATTCATGATAAAGAATGGTGGATTAATTTATTTGAATCGCATAAAATGAAGCTCGTGAAAGATGAACCTCAAGAAATAGCGAGAAAGTCCAGCTTTCATTTGAAGTTTAAACTTGATTCAACTTGGGGAGTGTAATGAGTGATTTTTTCAAATCATTAGTAAAAGAACTTAAGGATCCAAACACTTCTATTTTAGAAGATGGTGAATCATCTGCTGAGTTTAGTGGTTGTATAGATACAGGCTCTTATATCCTAAATGCTGTGTTATCTGGTAGCCTTTATGGAGGGGTTCCAAATAACAAAATTACAGCTTTTGCTGGTGAGTCCGCTACTGGCAAAACATTCTTTGTTCTTGGAGTTGTTAAGCAGTTTTTAGAAGACAATCCAACTGGTGGTGTGATCTATTATGACACTGAAGCAGCAGTAACAAAGGAAATGATGTCTAAGCGTGGCGTCGATACTAAAAGAGTGGTGATTGCAGAACCAGATACTATTCAAAAGTTTCGTACACATGCAATGAAGGTTTTGGAATCTTATGAGAAACAACCAAAAGATTCAAGACCACCTATGATGATGGTTTTGGATTCATTAGGGTTGTTGTCTACAACTAAAGAAGTTGAAGATACTACTGAAGGCAAAGATGTTCGCGATATGACTAAGTCACAAGTGATCAAAGGCGCCTTTAGAGTACTAACATTAAAGTTAGCACAAGTCGGTGTACCAATGTTAGTTACCAATCACGTTTACGAACTTGTAGGATCATATGTACCAACAAAAGAGATGGGTGGTGGTTGCTTAGTTAAAGGAACCAAGATTCGTACAAATAGTGGTTTAGTTGAAATTCAAGATGTAAAGATAGGTGATAAGGTTTTAACACTGGATGGTGAATGTGAAGTAACAAATACTTTTGAATTTGATGATAAAGATGTATTTGAAGTAGGATTTGAGGATGGTACTTTTGTCAGATGTTCAGCAGATCATAGGTTTTTATCAGATGGTAACTGGGTATCTGTTAAAGAAATGATTGACAATTCACATTTTCCTGTAGTACATAAAATACATGGGAGCTCGGTGAGGATATCTTATATAAAAAAAGTTGAAAAAGAGAGAGTTTATGACATTACAGTCAAAGAACAACATCATTACATCCTTGAGAACGGTGTCGTCACTCACAACTCAGGACTCAAATATGCTGCCAGCACTATTGCGTTCCTCGGTAAAAAGAAAGAGAAAGATGGAGACGGAGACGTCATTGGAAACATTATCCGAGTGGCGATGCAAAAGTCAAGGTTTACTAAAGAGCACTCAAGAGTCGAAGTGCTTCTTACTTTCGACAAAGGATTAGATCGATATTATGGTTTATTAGAACTTGCTGAGAAGCACGGTATTTTCAAGAAGGTGTCTACAAGATATGAACTACCTGATGGATCAACAGCATTTGGTAAACAAATTAATAACAATCCAGAAAAATATTACACAACGGAAGTAATGGAGCAGCTTGAATTAGCTGCAGCTAAAGAATTTAAATATGGACTAGGTGAATGATCGAAAAGAGTATAATCTCTAATCTAATCATTGACGAACAATACTTCAGAAAAACAATCCCGTTTATAAAAGACGAATACTTTCACGATCAAACTCATAAAGCTACGTTTAAGTTGATTGATCAGTATGTAAAGAAGTACTCCAATCAACCTTCTACGCAAGCTCTTTTGATAGATCTTGAAGAGACTACTCTTTCACAGGATGAAGTAAAGAACGTCAAGGAATTTGTAGATAACCTTGATAGTGAACCTATTAAGGATAAAGAATGGCTGCTTGATCAGACAGAAAAGTTTTGTCAAGACAAAGCTGTGTACAATGCTATTATGAATAGCATCCAGATTTTAGATGGTAAAGGTGACAAAGGAAAAGGTGCTATTCCTCAGATACTTTCAGATGCTCTCGCTGTGTCGTTTGATACACACATTGGGCATGACTTTTTAGAGGACTATGAACAACGATATGACTTCTACCATAGAAAAGAAGAGAAGGTTCCATTTGATCTCGACTATTTCAACAAAATTACAAAAGGTGGCCTTGCACGCAAAACCCTTAATATTGCTCTTGCGGGCACCAATGTTGGGAAATCTCTCTTTATGTGCCATTGTGCTGCATCTAACCTCACTAAAGGACTCAATGTTCTATACATTACGTTAGAGATGGCAGAAGAGAAGATTGCTGAAAGGATTGATGCTAATCTTCTCAATGTAACGATTGATGAGCTTTCCATGCTTCCTCGAGATGCATATCAGAAAAAGATCGATCGTGTTAGAGGTAAAACGACAGGTAGGTTGATTATTAAAGAATATCCTACTTCATCAGCAGGGTCTGCAAACTTTAGACATTTATTAAATGAGCTGAAAGTTAAGAAAGGTTTTGTTCCAGATATTCTTTATATTGACTACCTAAATATTTGTATGTCTTCAAGATTCAAACACGGATCTAATATTAATTCTTATACGTATGTTAAAGCGATTGCAGAAGAGTTACGGGGTTTGGCGGGCGAGTTCAATGTTCCGATTGTTTCGGCAACCCAAACTACAAGAAGTGGCTATACAAATACTAATTTAGGGTTGGAAGATACATCAGAATCGTTCGGATTGCCGGCAACAGCAGACATCATGTTTGCCCTGATCAGTTCAGAAGAACTCCAAGACCTGAACCAATTGATGGTGAAACAGTTGAAGAATCGTTACAACGATCCATCGATCAACAGGAAGTTTGTCATTGGTGTTGATAGAGCAAGGATGAAACTTTATGACGTTGAACAACACGCACAAAACGACATCATTGACGACACACCATCGTTCGACTCAACGCCCTCAGGCAAGTTCGACAAAAGCACGTTTAAAGACTTCCATTAGTTGCACGTTTGATAAAAAAGTTAGCTATGAGCATAAAAAGCTAATCAAGCATGGTCTAGAGTTTTTTGGTGATTATTTGTTTTCAAACAAGATAAAACCATACATTAGTATTCATTTTAATGTTTTAAATATCAAAGATCATGGAATGATTGAGATTCAAGAGTACATTCACAGAAAACCTAGAATGTTTGAAATAACCATCAAGAAAAGTTTAAAACAAAAGTCTTTTTTATGTACTCTAGCTCATGAATTAGTCCATGCTCAACAATATGCTTATGGTAGGTTATCTGAATTTAATTACTTGTGGGATGGTGTAGATTATTCAGAAAAATCTTATTATGAATTCCCTTGGGAACAAGAAGCAAGAATGTTAGAGTATATTTTATATAACCTTTACAAAGAACAACATGGACATAATTAACACAATTGTTTCAATGATAGGATGGATTGTATTATTTCATTTTTGTGTCACAGTAATCACAATACTACGCCAAAGAAATAACGATTCTTATTCGCCTGAATACTTTCAACCTCCTCCAAAAGAAATTACAGTTGAAATTACCAAAGAAGGTGACCAAATTTATTTTTGGAACGAGGAAAGTGGTGTTTTCTTAGCACAAGGTAAAGACATAGAAGAAATTTTTGACAAATGTAGTTTAAGCTATCCAAATACTAAATTTTACATTCCTAAAGAAAAAGCTAAGGAAATTGGACTAAGTATGAATGTATAGTAGACTTTTTTATTAGTCTTCTATACAATATAAAACATGCCCCCTTAGCTCAGTGGTAAGTTAGCACTCCGCTCATAACGGATAGGTCCCAGGTTCGATTCCTGGAGGGGGCACCACAACTTAGGTGATAAATGAAAAAGTTAGACATACAAAAAGTCAAGGAGTTTATAGAAAGTCAAAGTGCTGAAACGAAAATATACATAGGAGGAGACTCCGAACGTTTCAGAAACAATGGAATTTGGTATGCAGACTACACATTAGTTGTTGTAGTTCATATTGATGGTAAACATGGATGTAAGATTTTTGGAGAAATCCAAACTGAACGTGATTACGATCAAAAAGCAAGCAAACCATCTTTCAGACTTATGAATGAAGTTTACAAAATCTCAGAACTTTACTTGAAACTTGCCGATGTTTTGCAAGATAGAGAGGTAGAAGTTCATCTTGACATTAATCCTAACGAAGAACATAACAGCAGTATTGTTCTGTCTCAAGCAATTGGCTACATTAAGGGTGTCTGTAATGTTGTTCCTTTGGTTAAACCTAATGCTTTTGCTGCCAGTTATGCT